TAGCACCACATTACAGGAGACTCATTACCGTCAAGATTGCGGATGTCAACATGCACAAAACCGTTAGCAACTCCAATTCCCGTAAAGCCCATCTTAATGGCCTCTTCAACAACTGTGTACCTTTGTGTGCCGTTACTAACTTTAATGTCCGCTGCAATTCCTTGGGCATGAGTTCCTGCTTTCTCCTTCTTTCTTTCGATGGGGTGGTCTTCTGATCTATAACCACTCGTGATAACGAAGGGGAATGCACACCTAGCACGTAACAAATCTAACTTCAGGAGTAATACATCACTGATCTCGTTCTCGCCAGTGTACTGACAAGCAAACTCTTCTCTAGTGAAGTAATCTAAATCGTTGTTAATGTTATACATCGGTATAATCCCCTTCAATGGGTTCTTCGCCGCCAGATATGACAGTAGTCTCCCCACCAACTCCCGTAATAGAGATATTGATAGCACTCTTGCCTCCGTTGACCTTATCCTTCTCAAAATAGCTGACAGGTAGTAACCTATCCATACAGAGCTTCCATGCTGCTGCTTGATTCTTATGGTCATCGTCCAAGGCTGCTGACAATATCGAGTCTAGTACCTTCCTGCTCTTAGGGGAGGCCAGCATCCTAGCCTTGTACTCGTTGATTGTCGCTGCGTCACCCTTGGGTCGGCCTACTGCCTGACGCTTACCAGTGGTTTTTGACACTATATCTGTCTTCTTTGGTCGCCCAACCCGCTTTGCGGGCTGACTAACCTTTGATTCTTTACTACTCAAAGTCTACTCCTAGTTATCTTAAGGATACTTAAGTATACTTTAGTATATTCTTTAATTATTATTTAAAGATCAATCCTAAACTTGCTTAAGGTACTTAAGGCGCGAGGTTGCTTTTATCTCTTTAGTTATACTATAAATTATAACATATTTTTAACCAAAAGTCAAGTCTTTTCTTTACTAATGTCAACATATTTATACATAAGGGCCGTCCCTTTAATAACTAAAGGCTATCACAGGTGGTGTCAAGGTTTATTTAAGCTAATCAAGGGCTTATGTCTACACATGTATATACAGGTCAGACCTAATTATACACCATTAATCCCAAATTGCTACTTTTTTGTATACCGTAGGGTACCCCTGATACAGCCGGAAGCCCAGCGGCCCCCCCGTCCCCTAAGTTATCCACAGGTTTTACACAAGTTATCCACAGGCAGGGCTAGGTTCCATGTGGAACATAAGTTATCCACAGGTTATACACAGGGCAAGTGTGGGGACGCAATAGGGTACCTATGGCACAGATATTGCATAGCTCAGGCATGCACAAGTTGGCACAGGTATTGCATAGGTAAATAGTTGGCATGCTTATTGCTACGCGTGCGCGCATGATTAAAGGTATACAGTAGTCATGCACAGGATGCATAAAGTTAATTGAGGTCATGCGTTAAAAGCATTAGACGCCACTGTATCAACCTGTAAAATAGCACCATCAAGACGAGAAAGACCAAAACAAATAAACGCACCAAAATGAGGCACAACCATGAATAAGCACACTATTGACCTATTAGATTATACTGATATCGCAACATTAAGAGACGGCATCTATGCTCGATTAGATCACCTGAGAGCCACAGAATGTGAGACCACACTCGACGATGATCGCCGCAACAACCTGAAGGCAGAGCAGTATCTAATGCTGGCTAAACTGGATGTACATTTTGAGCAGTCCACGTTAAAAGCATTCGAACATACGCCTCTAGAGCTTAAGTTGGCAAAAGCAAAGATAGTCTCAGCAAAGATCGCAGTAGAAGTAAAGCAGGAGCTATTGGACTGTCAGCGAGAATTATATCTTGAGTCAATAAGAAACGGCGAATAAACCAAACACAGGCCAAGGATGGCCACAACCAAACATAGAGGGCAACACAATGCAAGCGACTATCTACGGTGAAACGGGCAACCAAACAGAATACAAAAAGGTTTTAACAGTCACCGCGTGCGGGCTGGGTTGGTTCGAGTTTGAAGGCGGCTGGAAGCTGCATAAGGATGATTACAATGATGGGTTTATACTGTACGCCAAACGCAGTAGACTAATGGCGCGTCACTGCTATATCGAGATTGGTTAAACACACAGACACACAGAGGGCAACACAATGGAATTTCAAGACGGCGTTATACTTGCAACACTAGGCTTTATAGTATTATTATATGTAGCATTAAAAACATCGGGAGCAATGTAACATGGTCAAATTCATAGCTAAACGCAAAGTCCAAGACATATTAAAACAACTGCGACAAGGTGGCTTTGAGGTCGAGGGTAAAGCCGGTTGGTATAAAGCATACGATGGGAAAACACAGGTATTTACAGCAATGCCACATAGCAGCGGGCCATCTATGTGTACATTAAATGAGGAGTATTTTGCATAGGATAGTAGATTTGTCTATGATTGTCAGGCATACTGGCAGTCATTAATAAACCAACTAAACTAAACCAAGAGGCAGCACAAGATGAAAATTAAACAAATAGCGAGTAACATGACCGAACTAGATATGGGCTTTGCACAGGTATTTTTCAGCTATGAGACACCAGTAGCAGCATGCCTAACAGATGGCACACTGGTACGCACAGCTACCAAATACAGCGTCACTACCACCAAGCATATCAACAAATGGCTACAGGGCTGCGAGGCGCTTACAGTGCCACAGGCTCGCATTGATTGCCTGCTTACATCTGCCAGCGAGTGTGATCCAGACTATGACGAGGTGGCGTGATGCAACTAGGCTATGATCAAGACTGGCAAACACAAGCACGAGGCTCTAATGATTCGGAGTATCAAATTTACCTTTCCTGTGCTAATGATGGCAATGGTATTGACTTTACCACTGGAAAGCCCTTAAAAACGTATGACGAGTGGTTAAACACATAGATGAGGTGGCATGATGTACAGGGTCTATTACTACACGTTTGATTACAGTCACTATTATGAGACAATGGCAGGGGCGCATGCAGCAGGTCGCGCCTCTGGGTTCACTGAGTACACTATTACGAGGGTTAAATAATGAGCAAATGGGATGATTGGGTGGAGGTAAGCACCACCAGAACTGCACTTCACAACGGCGACGCCCCTGAGTTTTTCCAACAGGCAGGCGTTTGGATAGAGGAGCTTCAGGCACAGCTAGACAATATGGTCAGCTCTGAAAATGTATTTAATGAGGTCAAAACTCAGGTGCTACAGGATTTAATTCGCAGTCTGGACGATGACAGAGCAGCAGCGCTGCAACTAATGGTAGAGCGAGGGCCTGATCAATGAACAGCGCAATGCGTAGACAGATCGAGAAGGCACAGAAGCGTGATACTGTGCAAAACATAATAGCTGAGGTTATAGGGTGGTCAGTTACTGGCCTAATGGCCATCGCGGGGGCGTTTAGCTGGTACTGGGTGGTAACACTGGCCCTAGGCATGCAACCATAACTGATATTAAACAGGAATAAACACAGGACAAACGATCATGAGTGAGCTATATTTTTATACTAAATGGTGCTTAATAGGGTTTGCAATTGGCTGGCCTATCGGATATGCTATCGGCACATACATACTTTAAAAAGGGTGATATTATGAATGACAACGAATTACATGGTGACGAATACCTGTTAGATGAATGCCCACCTGTGGAGCAATGGGAAATTGACGAGGCACTAGCGGACATTAAAGCGGATCTACAATGGCTTGAGGAGTACAGCGAATGACACTAGGAGAGATGGAGAGTAAGGTTATACAATGGCACACAGATCGCAACCTGATAGATGGGTCGTCCGATATACAGCAATTCGAGAAGCTGACAGAGGAGGTGGAGGAGCTGCGATTGTCTCTTAATGCCGATCTAACGCCAATTGATGATATAGGTGATATAATGGTAGTCTTAATAAACATCGCCACTAGAAACAACCTGAGCCTGTTTGATTGCCTCTGGCATGCATACGGGGACATTAAGGATAGGAAAGGTCAGATGATTAACGGCCTATTTGTAAAGGAACTGACAGACGAGAGTAAACTATTATGATATTATTCGGACGTTCGCTATCCATAGAATACCGCCTAGGCGTGGGGCTAGACCTAGAATTTGCAGATGGTCGCGCTGTGTGGATATATGACCCCTCAACTGGGGAGATGGATGCCTTGCCCTTCATGGGTACACTAATCAGCTTACCGCTATGTTTAATTAGCTATGGTAGGGTCTATGAGGAGGTTGACGAGTAATGTGGCTATGGTGTATTATCATTGTAACAGCGGGCCTTGTTTATGCCCTTTTTAGATCAAAGGAGAAATAATGAGTAAAATAAAAGAAAACCTGCTGGGTTATGAGTATGACCAGAATGATTGGATTGAGCCAGCAGCGCATGTAATGGTAGATGAGCTGGTAGAGTATCAGGTATACTGTATGTCGCTATCGGAGCTGACCCAGCGAGTCACGAGGCAGGTCAGAGATGAATATTACGCCAATCCCTATCAGGAGATGGCAACCAGACACAAAGAGGTGTTTCCAAATGAGTAGATGTAAAGCGTGTGACCAGATACTAGGCGAATATGAATTAAAACGAATTGACAAATATACAGGGCATCATGTAGACTTATGTAATACCTGTTTCTCTCATTCTAATGATGCGCTGAATGAGCTGGGAGATGATTTAAGACATGTTTCCGCAACATTAAGTACAAAAGAGCTTGACGAGCTAGTCAGTACCGTTTATAATACTTAGGTAAGCAAGGGAAAGTTATTATAAATAATTAAAGTATTAACCAAATGGTACTTAAGTACCACAACAACCAAAAGGAAAGCACCATGGCAGTATTAGAAGGTTTAATTGCGTTTGAAAATCTAGATGAGCATGAGATGTATCAGGGTCAGTCAACAGGGAAATACTCTGTGGTATTGACACTAGACGAGGACACAGCGTCAAAGCTGGTAGGCGTAGGCGTAAAAATGCGAGAGTACGAAGGCAACAAGCAGCGCAAGTTCAGCACCAAGTATGATGTGCCTATTGTCGATGCAGAGGGCGGCACCTTTAAGGGTCGTATCGGTCGAGGGTCTAAAGTACGCATCATGTATGCAGAGGGTCAGCCACACCCGGTACATGGTACCAGCACCTACCTCAACAAGATCAAGGTCTTGGAAGTAGCAGAGCAGGAAGGTGGTGAGGACTTCTGATGACAGTAGAGTCAACATTTGTTCAACATGAGGCGTGCCCTTCGTGCGCCTCTAGTGACAATCTGGCTCGTTATAGTGATGGACATGCAGTCTGCTTCTCTGGGGGCTGCAACCATTACGAGCATGGCAACGGCCAGATAGGTCAACCAGTAAACAAGAAACCAGCGAGGTCTTTAGAGATGACAGGTGTAGTAGCAGCAATAACGGATAGGCGTATCTCTCAGGACACAGCAAAGCGTTACGGTGTGACAGTAGAATACGGTACGGATGGGAAGATTAGTAAGCACCACTACCCTTACCACCACAAAGACACAGGCAATGCCATAGGCACCAAGGTACGCATTGTTGATAATAAATCATTCTATGCAACAGGAGGTTTTGATGATTCGGGGTTGTTCGGCCAGCAGGCATTCAAGGCAGGCGGTAAGTATATCACGATCACAGAAGGCGAGGCGGACGCACTCGCTGTCAACGAAATGTTTGACGGAAAGTGGCCAGTCGTCTCCATCAGATCAGGGGCAGCAGGAGCAGCCAAAGACATCAAAGCCAACCTCGAATGGCTAGAGAGTTTTGAGAACGTAGTAATCTGTTTTGACAATGACAAGGCAGGGCAGGAGGCAGCTAAGTCAGTGCTTGACTTGTTCACCCCCAACAAAGCAAAGAACGTCACGCTACCTATGAAGGACGCAGGCGACATGCTACGGGACAACAAGGTACAGGCATTCGTTAAGGAGTGGTGGAACGCTAAGACCTACCAGCCGGATGGCATTGTGCGCGGTAGTGATACATGGGAAATGATCATAGAGCAGTCAGACGTAAAGTCTATACCCTACCCATGGGCCTGCTTGAATGAGCTTACGCATGGCTTTAGACCCAAGGAGCTGGTTACGATCACATCAGGGTCAGGCATGGGTAAGTCACAGATTGTCAGGGAGCTGGAGCATTACCTACTAGGTGCCTCAGAGGACAACATCGGTATCCTCGCACTCGAAGAGGACATACCAAAGACAGCATTGGGCATTATGTCAATCGAAGCCAACAAGCAGTTGCACCTTGACAAGACAGTGACACAGGAAGAGAAGAAAGGATACTGGGATCAGACCATGGGGTCAGGACGTATCTTTATGTTTGATCACTGGGGTAGCACTAGCGAGGACAACCTGTTAGGCCGTATACGATACATGGCTAAAGGTCTGGACTGCAAGTGGATCATCTTGGATCACCTCAGCATCGTAGTCAGCGATCAGGACAACGGAGACGAGCGTAAGGCTATTGACTCCATCATGACTAACCTCCGTAAGCTGGTACAGGAGACAGGTGTAGGACTATTCCTAGTGTCACACCTACGCAGACCTAGCGGCTCCAAGGCACACGAGGACGGTGGTAAGATTAGTTTGGGAGAACTCAGAGGATCAGCGGCAATCGCGCAACTTAGCGACATAGTTATTGGTTTAGAACGTGACCAACAACACGTAGACCCAGAGACACGAAACACGACATGCGTAAGAGTACTAAAGAATCGCTTTGTCGGCTTGACAGGGCCTGCCTGTTACCTGTATTATGATAAGGAGTCAGGTCGTATGATCGAGACAAGTTGTCCAACAGGTGATGAAGCGGAGTTCTAATGAGTAAGATTGTATTTGACATAGAGGCCAATGGTTTTGAGCCTACCTTAGTCTGGTGTATTGCAGCCTACGTGCTGGAGACTAAACAGATGATTACATGGGCAGGTGACGAGCTACAAGAGTTTAATAGCTGGCTTAAGGATCAAGGTGACTGTGAAGTGATAGGCCATAACATAATTGGCTATGACATACCAGTGCTGAAGAAATTGTTAGGTACAGATTTTAGTAAATGTAAAGTTACTGACACATTAGTCATGTCCAGATTGGCCAGCCCCTCACGGGATGGTGGTCATTCACTAGATAGCTGGGGCAAGACACTAGGTCAGCACAAAGGAGATTTTAATGATTTTACTGCGTATACAGATGATATGCTTGAGTATTGTAAACAGGATGTTACAGTTAACGAACTGGTGTACCAGAGATTACTTCACGAGCTTCGTGATTATGGAAGCGAGAGTATTGATCTTGAGCATAGGGTGCAAGGCATTATATCACAGCAGATTAAGACAGGCTGGCTCTTAGATCAAGAGAAAGCATTTTTATTACTAGCGGAACTGAAGGAAAAGAAATATGACCTTGAAGACGAAGTGCATCAGACTTTCAAACCATTACCAACATTTATCAAAGAAGTTACACCCAAGATTAAGAAAGATGGTACGTACTCGATTGTTGGGCTTAAATTTCTAGGAGACGAGTGGGAAACAGCAGTAGCAGAGTTCAGTCGTATAGACTTCCCTGTGTTTAACCTAGGGTCACGACAGCAGATAGGGAGACATCTACAATACTTTGGCTGGAAGCCCAAGACATTCACGGAGACAGGACAACCCATTGTAGACGAGTCAGTACTCAGAGATGTTAAAGGTATACCGGAGGCGGCACTGATTGGCGAGTACCTGATGATCCAAAAGCGTATCGCGCAGGTACAGAGCTGGCTAGACGCAGTTAAGGATGACGGTAGAGTACATGGGTACGTTAATCCCAACGGGGCTGTGACGGGCCGCATGACCCATTCTAGTCCCAACATGGGGCAGGTGCCAGCAGTCTATTCACCCTACGGCAAACAGTGTCGTGATGTGTGGACAGTACCCAAAGGTTACAAGCTGGTAGGTATGGATGCCAGTGGACTTGAGCTACGAATGCTTGCACACTACATGAATGACGAGGACTACACAAATGAAATACTCAACGGAGATATACACACGGCAAATCAGTTGGCTGCGGGCCTTGACACTAGAGATCAAGCAAAGACTTTCATCTACGCTTTCCTTTATGGGGCAGGAGACGCCAAGATCGGAAGTATCGTTGGAGGAACTAAGCGTGATGGTAAGAGACTTAAAGATAAGTTCCTTGCAAATACGCCTGCTCTTGGAGTCCTACGAGAACGAGTTGGACTGGCGGCTGGAAGAGGCTATGTTTATGGACTGGATAGGAGAAGGGTCGCAATACGATCAGAACATGCTGCACTGAACAGCCTTTTACAATCAGCAGGCGCAATTGTTATGAAGAAGGCGTTGTGTTTGCTCAATGAATATGCTATACTATGGGGTATAGACTACAAAATATTAGGGAACATACACGATGAAATCCAGACAGAGGTCAAGCAAGAGAAATCAGAGATTTTCGGAAGGTTGGCAACAAGCTGTGTTGAAGCTGCCGGACAGCACTACAAGCTCAACTGCCCTCTCGCCGGAGATTACAAAGTCGGCAACACATGGGCAGACACCCACTAATAAGAACTGCATTTATGAAGACGGAGAGTGGTGGTACGTAGGACAAGCAGATGGTGGTAGACGAAGAGTTGACTCACACATCAAAAAGAACACTTCCCGTATGTTTGTAAACGGTAAGTACATACCAAAAACACATCCACTGTACAAAGAAGGCAGATATAAGGGTTTTGAAGATGCAGCTTTTAGTTCCTTAGAGAACTACAAAGACAACCCACAGGGTCAGGTGTATATAATCACGAACCCTGCATGGGAAGGTTGGGTAAAGGTAGGAATGGCAGTGGACGCAGAGGATAGAGCAGGTAACTATCAAACCTCCTCACCTTACAGGGACTATGAGTTAGCCTATGTGGTAGACACACCAGACCGTAGGGCTACAGAGACTGAAGCACACAAGCGTTTGTCTGACATGTTTGAACAGCGCAACGAGTGGTTCAAGTGTGACGTAGAGATAGCTAAACGATGGATTGATTCTATCATAGGAGAGTATGATGAAGCGTGTTGAGGATGTAGTACAGGACATCTATGCACTGATGGAAAGCAAGGACGCTGACCCATCTGTAGATGTAGAGGCAGAGATAGAGAGATTCGGAGAGGGTGTCAAAGCTCTAATGCGAACGGAGTTTGGTCGGAAGAAGCGAGAGGATAACCGCAGGCTACGCCTGTCAAATATTGGCCGCACCGATAAGTACCTCTGGAATCACTTTAACGGGACGGAAGGCGAGAAGATAGAACCACACACCTATGTCAAGTTTATGTATGGTCATTTAATTGAAGAGATGTTAATCTTCTTGACACGAATGGCGGGACACAGTGTGACTGACGAGCAGAAGGTCTGCAAAGTCGAAGGGATCGTAGGACACATGGACTGTAAGATTGACGGGGTTGTGACAGATGTTAAATCAGCAAGTGCGTTTGGGTTTAAGAAGTTTAAAGATGGGTCATTAGCGTTTGACGATCCGTTTGGCTACATAGACCAGATCAAAGCCTACGCTTACTCAGAAGGTGCTACACAGTTCGGTTGGCTGGCAATGGACAAGGCTAACGGTCACTTGACTTACCTCAAGTATGACCTAGAAGACACACAGGCCGCTGTCTACGATGTACTTAAGCAGCCTATTACTGAAAGAGTTAAGCATGTAAAAAAGCTAGTAGAGCAACCAGAACCAAAGGAGTGGTGTACACAACCTATACCGGACGGCAAGTCAGGAAACTTAAAGCTCTCTATTGGTTGCTCGTATTGTCAGTTCAAAGACCATTGCTACCCAGATTTAAGGGTCTTCAATTACGCATACGGGCCGAAGTTTCTCGTCAACGTAGTAAACGAGCCAAGAGTAAGGGAGATCATGCCAGATGAAGAGGGCTTTTAGATCAGGGCTAGAGAAGGATTTATCGGAGAAGTTAGACGGGCAGTACCAATTTGAACCTTACGGTCTGCCCTACACTACGCACAGGAAGTACCTACCGGACTTCGTACACGAAGACAAGGCAGTACTGATAGAGTGCAAGGGCTTCTTCAGAGTAGGCGACACACAGAAGTACAAGGCCATTAAAGACTCGATGCCCGAATGGGAGATCATCTTTGTATTGTCAAACCCTAGCAAGAAGGTACGGAAGGGTGGTAAGATAACAATGGGTGAGTGGTGTGAGAAGGAAGGCTTCAAGCACTACACCATTGAGACAGCAAAGGATATGACCAAATACATCAAAGGGAAGAAAGTCTAATGGCTACGACACTTGATGAACTAAAAGAAGAAATGGAAAAATGGCTTGATGAGGATTTAATCTGTGAACTGTTAAATATTACAACAGCAGACTTGATTGATGCTTTTGAAGATAGAATAATTAAAGACTTTGACAGACTAGTAGAGGATTTTGAAGATGAGTATTAATGACGCAACACGGTTTGACTGGGACAGGTTACGAGACAATCACCCCGCAGTAGAGAAGACAGGCTTAGAGCCATGGGCTAATATGGCAGAGGAAGAAGCGGCACACAGTAGTTGGGACAATGCAGCAGAAGAAGATGTAGTCAATAACCCAGAGCATTACAACACTGGAACCATTGAGTGTATCGAAGCTATTGAAGAGTCTATGTCCAGTGTAGCGTATAAGGGCTATCTCAAGGGTAACGCCATGAAGTACCTCTGGCGCTATGACTACAAAGGTAAGCAGGTAGAAGACCTACAGAAGTGTCAGTGGTACTTAGGCCGTCTAACACAAGTAGTAATATTTGAAAACGAAGGAGAATAAGATGGATCAGTACCAACAGTTTATACACAAGAGCCGCTAC